AACGAAAGATGCTGAGATTTGATGCAAAGCATAAAATTGTTGATTGAAGTGGTAAGACAAACGATGAGCACATGTGTGTTGGACAACGTTGGGAGCCAAATAAGTACGAAGCTTACCAGCAGCAACTCGCTCGTTGTCACGAGTTTCTTCTTTACCCTTGCAAGACCAGACCCAGTGGACGGGGCGATACGCAAGGGATAGCCAGGCTTCTTCCAAATCTCCCAAAACAGTGGGATGACGGAGAGCATCAGACTTAAGAGGAAAGTCGGTGGAATAGCCAAATCCAGAAGTTGTGGCTAGATTCATCGTAACAATAGCTTCATCGATGGTCAAAGTAGTACATCTGGAAATGGCAAGGAAATGGGATTGAACAAATTGAGCCACTTGGGACATTAAAAATGTGGAAGGGCGAGGCATAGCTACATCGTACTTAGATATTGAGCGATAGATATCAGGCACGTTGAGCGAAACAGGGGAATGATCAGTAACATATGACGGGAAAGCGCGAAGCACCGCGCCGAGCGCATGGTAGTTCACTACCAAACAACTTTTCACAGGCATAGTTAAAAACAATTGACCAATAACAGTAAAGAAAACAAAAGACTGCACAAAATTAGACTTGACAAAAGGACGATAAGTATGCGCTCCTCTCATGGCGATGAGGGAGCGCCTCGGCTGTTTATCGAAGTCTGAAAAGCGGCAGAAATCGGTGCACATCTGTTGGGAAGCGCGCCGGAATGACCTCCTTCAAAATGAATTCCAAGCAATTTGCCTTGGACATTCAGAAGGGGGGAACCACAATCACCAAACTCGGTTGAAGCGTTGTGTTCAATAACACCTTTCGCACCAAGTTGGATAGCGGCAAAGCGAACTCCATTGCCGGGCACCATCAAGAGACCATTAGAAGGAACCTTTTGGGCAACCTGGTAAGGCTTAACCTTGTGGGCAACAGGAATGAAAACAAGATCATGACCAGTAGGGTCAGGAATGCACTTGCTCAGCGGAAGATTCTCCATAGTCTTGAAATCGTCACCAGTGATGGTAACATTCCCTTTGTCAAAAATGTGCTTAACAGTGAGAATGCCACCATGAATGAACGTACCAGTGACAGTAGACTTATCAGCACCTGTGATGACAATTTTCGGGGGAAGTTGAATAGCAACATTGCTTGTTGCAGACTCAGATGTGGGAACTGGGGCTGGAGAGGCCGCAGATTCCTTTCCGGGACACATAGCCCACTTGGCAGTGTGGCCCGTAGCGCCACAAACTTTGCAAACAGATTTCTTCAGCTTGGTACAATCAGCAATAGCGTGGCTGTTCTTACCACAAAAATTGCACTGGCTAGCTTCAGAAACGACGGCAACCTTAGTAGTGGCTTGCTTAATCATGAGAGCCATAGCTTTCTCAAGATCAGCCTTGGTAACGAACTGTGAGGGAGCTGGTTGTGAAATTTCAGCAGACTTCCTTTCAAATTCAGCAACCTTTTGGGCCATAGCTTTCTCAAGATCACCTTTAGTAAGGTAAATAGAAGGAGAAGGATTGAAGGCGGAACTAGGAGACTTACACTCATCAGAGGATTCAGTCTCCGGCATTCGAACACGTGCGGTGTGATCCCAATCATCGTCATCAGAGTCAGGATGATCCTGCGACAACGTTTGAAAGGAATCTTCATCCAGGAAATCGCCTGAATACATGTCGTAGATATCACCACGCATAATATCAGCAATCTCATA